ATTATGCATCTTAAGGCCCCTATTTTTTCATTACCGTTGGCTCTTGAGACCCCTGATATTTCCCCAGCATACGTGTTTTTGCTCAACGGCCGTAATCGAATTGAAGCTGTTTTATCTTCAGAATAGTCTGAATTATCATACCCGATGCCATCAACAAATTTAAATTTGCCAATTGTTGGAAAACATTCTTCAACTAAGTGTTCGACATTAAACGAATCTGGATATTTCAAAGCAAACTTTTTAATTTCGTCATTAGTTTTAAACCGTGGATGAAATTTTATAATAATATCTCGCATTAATACAGAATGTTTAGTTTCAGTCATACAACATCCTTATCTATCATGTCTGCGAGACCACGTAAACGTTCAGCATCTTCTGGTCCGTACATAGCATTTTTGGCAGTATTACATCTGTAACATAAAATTTGATAATTTTCTATGCTATCGACACCGCCTTTGGTAGTAGGAATAATGTGATCCAAACTAGGCATATTATCGCTGGCTTTTTTACCTTTGATATTTCCACCTAAACTGTAGTCTAAAACATTATTACAGCGTGGGTTGGCGCACTTAGATCCACATATAGCTAACATGGCATCATGCCCATTCTTTTTGGTTCTATGATTTTTTCCTACCCAAATGTGTTTCATAGCTTCTTCTACGTTGTGTCCTTGATCCAAGGCTTCTACAAATCTTTTGAAAGTGGCCATACTGCCATAGGTTTTTCTATTGTATCCTAGCTGTATCATTTGATCATCACCATCTTCAAATCTTTGAATGGACGTTTTCCGTTTACTACATCAATACCTTTCACCTGTTCATAGATGCTTAAGATACCAGATGCCATCTTGCTTTCAGCATCTATGCTGGTAGTTTCTAAATCTATTCTACACTGATCCTGTACAGCGTTGAATAAGACTTTGGCGTCTACTATTCCTGACTCGTCAACATAGCGTACTTTTACTGTACGGATAATATCATCAAATAGATCAATAGTAAAATTGTCTGTATCGTTTAATAATTTTTTGATTTGTAATAAACCACGTAATGTATCTGTTTGGATGTATTTGGTTGGCCAATGTTGTAACATTTTTTCCAATCCAAAAGTTAAGTCTGCTAAGCCAAAGAAGTCACGAACAATATGTAAGTGCCCAATATTTGTAATACATCCTGCTGACCTTTTGCGATAACTAATTTTACAAGCGGCATCATTTACAGCGTTTTCTAAGTCTACTGCTTCCTGTACACCCATAATAACCTGTTGTTTATGAATAAAATAAGGCTTCATGGGTTCATTGTCTGTGTTTAATGCTAAAAGTTGGATTGATTCTACATTTTCATCATCGGATTCAATATAACATACAGGCAATTCTACCTCTGGCCCATATTTAAGAATCCATGCTATTCCGTGTTGCTGTCCGTCGGCAATATAATATCTATCTTCTTCTTTGCTGTAACGGGCTTGTAATGGAGTAACACATATAATATTCCATTTACTTAAAAGTTTTTTGATGTGTTGTGGTTCTGGCCAACGCTGTCTTTTATAGTTAATAAAACACTTACTGGCCGGCACCCAGGCAAATTGCAAATGGCCTGCGTATGCCTTGTTACTATTACTAGGAAAAGTTCCGCCAAAACTGTCGTTGACTGTTTGAGCTACATTTATAATACTTAATTTACTTGATCCAGCCGCTTGCGATGGATCGAATGCTTCCAATCTATATTTACCCACAATATCCCCTTATCGTTTACTTGAATTGAGTTATAGTGTATTTGTTTATACACTCAAAATAGTATAAGCTAATTAAGGGAAATAGTCAACCTATTTTGGAGGAATTTTATTTTCCTACAAAATTCAAAGACTTATTAAGCCAGGGAAGCACAAGGTCTTTTTGATGTAAGAATCCTCGTGCTAGTACAGATTTGTCTGCCGAGTCAGGCAGTAGTTTAGCTTCGACTAGGTCATACCAACGGGTAGTCTTGGGATTCATGGCAGGTTGGGTACTATTATATGCTATGGCATAGAGCCAGTCATCGTTGGGCTCCTTCTTAAAGAATCCTGATTTACAATCCCACCCGGCTGTGGCCAGCATGTGTATAAGGCTTACCATTGTGTGATGATAAAAACAACCGTCTGGTTGATTAAAATCTAAATCACGTTGATAGGTGTTGGTAGTTTGCGGCACTATCAGTATTAACATACCATTGGCGGCTGATATCTTACGCCAGTTGGCTAATGTTTGAAGTGGGTTTATGCAGTATTGGAAGGAATCATGGCACCATAAAATGTCAAACCCGTTTTCCAAACAAGCTAGTTCTCCTTCAAAGTCCGCACGTTGGTAAGTTATGTTTTTGTAAGTCTTCGCTGCCGGTAGAGAAGTATGTAAGTCTATGCCTTGGCATGATATATTCAAAGGTTTTTTGGCATCATCACGTGTGGTTCTACTGGCCCACCATTCAATATCAAGCCCTGATCCACATCCTAGATCTGCCACTGTATGTATAGATGCCATGAAGTCATCATATCCATACAAATGATTCAACGTTAATAAACTGTGTTCGTGTGCTTCCTTGTCATTTCTAAACATTATAGTCTTCCATTCCTGCTGCTTTAAGTCTTACTAGATGCCCTAACATAAAGTTTTTGCTTTCTAGTGCTTTCATCACGCCAAGGAACTTATTCCTTAACAAGGCTACTTCGTTGATTATGGTTTCAAAATCAATAACCTCATCTTCTCCGTCTACATATTTTTCCGCGTCGCGACTAGTAAGGGCACGAGCATATCCTTCCAGATATTTTTGAAAATGTTTCCTGCGTATCTTACGTAGTTGTATGTTGAGATAGTTTAATACAGCTTCAATTTCTTGTAGCTGATTAAATCTATGCTCAGTAATGCCAGGTAAATTGGTGATATTTTTTTCTATCACCCCACCTACTCGACAATCACGTTTGGCATTGTCGAGCTCCTGCTCATAGTGTGCTATAAAATCTGGAATAGCACCTAAGTCAGCAGTTACACGGCTATACCACATTAGTAGTCCTCATCTTCCTCTTCTTCATCTTCTTCATCTTCTTCGTAGTCTTCGTGATCATCAAGATAACTAGTCAAAGCATTTTTGATTTCAGTATCAGTTTTAAACGTACTTTTAATATCATCTGCGTTGATGTCATTATCAATTAACACACTGACTAAAGTTTCTGCGGCATCATCACGATCCACAGTATTGATGTAGCGTTTTATTTCATTCCAAATTTCTCGAGATAATTCTACTGACATACTTATTCCTCCGTTTGAGTTTCTTCAGTGGGTACTGTTTCTTTTTGATTTGCAAAGTCAAGCATGACTTTATCTAAACAACCGTCTTCATTATGTTCCCAGCCTTTACGGAAAAATTTAATAATTTCACCATCGCTTGTTACAAACATTAGTCGATTGCCATCTTTTTTCAAAAGTCCTTTTTTCTCAGCTAAGTCAGTTAACCCGCTGTATGGATTCATTCCAGTTTCATATGGAATTTTGACCTGCATGCCTTCGAATGGTTTGGCATAGCGAGTTTTCATAACCTTACAACCAGCACGAATACCCATTACATCGGATATCTTGTTGCCGTCTTCATCTTCCTTTAGCTTCATTTTCTTCATAGCTACAACAATACTGGATGCGTAGATAAATCCTTGCCCGCCTGAAATCTTATCATCTGGATCAAACATGTCTTGACTGGCGTATGTGTGATTTGTACATACCATGCCCACGTTATAACTACCAAACATATTGACACAGTTACGTACTAATGCTGTCAGCGCCTTGGGTTTACGACCCATGTCGCCTTTTAAATCGCCTGCTTCAAACTGATTCATATCAGTGGGAGTAAGTAACATACCCAAACTGTCAATAACAAATAAAACTTTTGGACGTTCACCGTTGGGCAATGTTTTATAATCTGACATAAATGTTGAAATAGTTTTAGCTACATCATCAATCATGGCCATACTTAATTTTAACAGTTTGCTTTCGCTAGTATCGACTCCCAACGCCTTTAACCAATTTTCATCTAAAGCATTTTCACTGTCAATTAATACCACAAAAATTCCCTGTTCCTGTGCGTTTTTTACAATATTGCCAGAGCAGATATAACTTTTACCTGCGCCTGATTCACCGGCAAATACTGTAACTTTGCCTAAGGGAATACCTCGGTTGAAGTCTCCCGAAATTAAGTAGTTAAGTGCGAAGTTGCCAGTGCTGATCCAATCTGTGGGATCATTAAACCCAATACTAAGTCCATCTATACTCTTAGTAATGTCTTTCCTAAATTTTGATACATCGAATGGCTTTACCATATTAAATTCCTTTGAATAATAGAAGTTAGCACAGGGCGTACCCTGTGCTATTTGGCATTACTGCTTTTGTCTTGAGCGAATCATTGCTAAAATATCTTCGGCTTTTTGTGTCGAAGGTTTAGCTGAGACCGGAGCAGATGCTACCGGAATGTCATCTTCATCGTCAAAGGAACTAGTCGGAGCAGGTGCTGTCTTAACTGCTGGCTTAGCCACAGGAGTGTCTTCTTCGTCATCTACTGTTGCTGTTGTTGACGCTGAACTAGCCGGAGCCGAAACGCCTGCTGGTCTAAAATAAGCTCCCCATCGTTCTACATCAAAACTCTGTCCGTCTACCGAAGCTTCGAACATTTCTTTAATAACTTTTAGTTCGACATCATTTGGCTTTTTAGGCAAGAATGTGCTTAAATCAAACAAACCATGTTTTTCGATGGCTTCTTGTTCAGCTTCAGATAATGCTGACTCTTTACGTGCCCATTTAGATCCTGAATAATCAGCAAAGCCACCTTTGGTACCTTTACTAATACGGAAATCTAATCCACGTAAATAATCTGTTGGTAACTCCTCAAGCTCTGGGTCCATCAACGCACCTTTAATCAGCGTAAAAATTTGCGGACCAATAATAAAACGACGAATTGGATTTTCTGGGGCTTTGTCTTCGGACATAGGATTTTCACGCACGAACCCTTGGAAAATGTAGTCACGCTTTTTCCAATACTTACGACCCATTTCTTCCAATGACTTGTCTTTAAACCAAGTGCGTACTTCTGTTAAAATAGGACAAGTTTCTTGCCACATTTCCATACATGGTACACGTACTGTAGTTTGTTTGCTTTCTAAATCGCCTTTGATACCATTAAATGGTAATCTAATCATAGCACGTTCTTGCCAAAAGAATGTATTCTTTGTGTTACCGTCTGGAATAAATCTAAGTGTGGCGTTTTGACCTTCTTCGATACTCCAGTGTGGATATATCGAATTATCACCTTGTGATTGTGGATTGTTTTGTTTGCTGTCTGCCGCTTGTAAGCGAGCACGAATTTCTGATAAACTGGCCATAATAGTTTGATGCCTTTCTGTTTTTAAGTTTGTGATGCCTATCTAAAATACTTTAGATTAATAGTTGCTTGCCTAGTAATTATACACGTCTAGGTCAGTGTTTACAACTAAAACGGCTAACTAGGTCAACCGTTTTAACTGTAATGTATTTATTATTTTTTTGCGCCGGCTAAGAATTTAATGCGCTCTACCATGTCGTCAGTATTGGCTTTAACCGCAGACATTTTACCTGAATGCCCGTATTGTCCTGCCAAAGGATTAGCAGTATCAATAATGTTAATTCCAGACAGACCTTTGATTCTGTCAATGTCTTCTAAGAAATTTCCACCGCCCACAGATTCCATACCAGCCTCCGTGCCAATATTGTCTCCAAAATTCTCGTCCATTTCGATGTCCATGTTGTCGTCAACGCCATATTCAACTTCTAATTCACGTTGTATGCGATTAAGTATATCATCAATGTCGTCTTCTGGATCAAGATGGTTTTCTCTAGCCACTGTTGGAATTTTTTCTTCTATTTGTTTGGCCACAAATTTTTCAACGTTGCTTTTGGGATTCATGTATATTTCATGAATATCCATGTTGCCTCGAGCTATGTCCTGTAGTAATAGATCAACTTCACTCATAGCACTTTCTTCTAAATGTCCTTTGTCCTGACTGCCTGTTGGATTATCTGCATAGATTTTTTTAATTTCTTTAGCCAAACGTTCGGCTTTTTCAGTATCACCTATTCGACGTGCCAAAGCACATAGTCTCTCCAGTCGAGCAAGATGCTCATGTTGTTTGAACATTACAT